TCCGGGGGTCGTTGGCGCGGGGAGTGGCCAACTAGGACGACCATCGTCACCGACGGTATAGGTTCTCTGCGGCACCAGCCCGGTATAGACGCCCAACACGGGACCCGAGAGCTGTACGATGCAGTCGGTGGTGCCCCACTTCTTGATGATGACGCCGATAGCCGGCATGCGACTACGCACCGCTGGATCTGCGCGCCAGACCTTGTAGACGCCGTTGGAAGTGCTACGCACTGCAACAAGGTCACCCACCTGGTCCGTGAGCATGCACGCTGCGCGGACCATCGACGATGCTGCGACTGGTCTGGATGCTTGGAGCCGCATCGCCTATCCCGTCTCAGCGTATCACCGATGCCGGAGCAGCTGCATGAAGTTGCGCTTGGCGGCGTCGTACTCCGCGTACGTCGAGTTCAAGTACTCCTCTTGGTACTTGCGCAAGGCGTCTTCATCGAGGTCGAAGACGATGCACAGCTGTTGCTGATTGAAGTGGTAGCTGGCCATCGGAATCTTCTTCACCACCTTGATGAACGTCGCCAAGTTGATGTCGCTGGTCGTCTGTGTATTGGTGCTCATGTTGCATCCTCGTGTCCTTTACCGCGTAAAGAAAAGGGCGCGCGGGGTTCGATGACCCACGCGCGCCCTGTTACGGTGCAGCTGCTCTGCGCCTTACCGACTACGTCCACGCGGGCCGCGACGTCCTCTGTCTGGCGTGCTGGGTGCCTCGACGGAGAGCACCTCCTCTACGACCGGCACCGGTTCGGTGTCGGGAATGATTTCCGGCGGCGGGGAGGGAGCCGGCGTCGGGATTTCGACGACCGGTTCCGGTTCCGGCGGCGGAGGGGGTGGTGGCGGTGGAACGATGACGCGTGGTGCCGGGGGCAGAGGTGCCGGCGGCGTCACAAGGATGGCCGGCAAGCCCAGGGTCTCGACTTCGAGGCCGTGGCCGATGCAGTTCTGGACGAGGGGGTGGTGGAAGGTGCCGGCGTTGAGCAGGACGGAGTCACCCGGCTTGGTGAACAGCACCGGGACCCCGCACTCGTCGAGGACCTGGGACAGATCGAGGGCACCAGTCCCGCGCCAGGTAAGGCGATACTTGACCATGACTCCTCCCGCACCACGACAGCAGCCCTACGCCGAAGCGTAGGACTGCCATCGTCGGACGCCGTGAGCGGTCTACGCGCCCGGCAGTGCGCCGACCTGGAAGGCCAGCGTGTTGCCGATGCCGATGCCCGGGGCTGCGTACGACCAGAACTCGATGACGTCCGCTTCCTGCTTGATGTACAGCGTTGCGTCCTGCAGCAGGAAGAAGTTGCCCAGGAAGTTCTCCGGCGCGAAGACGTAGAACTTCTTCGGGTTGAGGATGTCCGACTTCATGGTCGAGACGACCGGCATGCCCCAGAGCTTCTCCTCGGCCTCGATGCCCTGGTCGTAGTGCCGCGACGCGACGTCGTCGCCGACACTGGTGGCCGGAAGGTCGAGGGCCTCGTAGTAGAGCTCCTTCGTCATCAGGATCTTGCCGATGGGCTGACGCCGGCGGAGCATCGCCTGGAAGCACTTGCGGAAGGCGGTCGAGTTGAACGCCGGGGACGACGTCATCTGGACGCCGGCGTTGAGGGCGACGATGGCGTCGATGGTGCCGATGCCCTTCGTGTCCTCCTGATCCGCCATGTCCTTGACCGAGTTGTCGGACAGGATCTTGCGGATGTCGTTCTGGTACGTCATCAGCTCCCACTTGTTCTTGGTGAACCGCTGCGACTCCGTCTTGCCGAACTTGACGGCGTAGCGCGGTCCCTTGAACCAGGTGCGGGGGCCGGTGCCCTGGAAGGTCACGAAGGTGGCCACGGAATCGGGCTCCTTCTCGATGATCTTCTTGGGCTGGTCCGTGTTCTCGTCGCGGTCGATCTCGTCGTCCGCGAGGAGGATCGGGTTGATGATCTCGCGGAAGAAGGACTCCTGGCGGACCTTCATGCGGATGAAGGCCGACCCCTCGTCCTGTGCTTCCTTGACCCGGCCCTCTTCCAGCTTGCGCAGGAAGTTGTGGTTGACCACCTGGGCCTGGACCTCCTTGGTCTCGGTCTGGTACGCGGGCATTGTTCCCTCCGAACTCTTTCTCTACGCCCGGGTCGGCCCGGTGCGCTCAGTGCTACGTTCCACTACGTGTGGGTCGCCCTCACGTCCGCTAGGCGGACACCACGACGGTGCCCTTGGTCGAGATGCGGTTCTCGAGCACCCAGCCGATGATCTGGTCCGTGGGGCCGGCTTCCTTGATCTTCCCGCCGAGCGCACACAGCGCCGCGCCCGGGGCGTAGGAGCCCGCCTCGTACTGGTCGGTCTCGAAGATGATGCCCGTGGTCAGCTTGGCGCAGGCGCACTTTCCGACGAACTGGCCGGAGAAGTCGTCGTTGCCCTCGACCACCAGCCACGGCTCCTTCGGCCGGAACCCGGTGATGTCGGGGGTCGTCAGCGTGTTGACGACCGTCTGCGAACCTTGCAGCTTCTGGGTGACCAGAGTGCCACCAGGTAGTGAGACCGGCACAGCCGGGGGACCACCGGCGGTCTCGATGGCGAACGGCCACACCAGGGCGGAGCCGTTCGGGTACCCACGCAGGATGTCGAACTTCGAGTTGAGCAGCGACATGTCGATCTCTCTCCTTGTCGAACGAGGGGGCGACCCTCACATCAGCTGTTGATCCAGTTGAGGAACTTCTCTCCGGCATCCTCAGCCGCCGCGTGCTTTTCACGGCTGCTCTGGTAGTGCGTGTTGGTGGACGACGGTGCCTTGTCGTCGTCGGCGATGTCGGTGGCGGCACCCATGCCTTCGGGGGCGTCGCCGGTGGGAGCGCGCTCGGCCAGCTTCTGGAAGACGGCGACGAGGTCCTGATCCGATGACGCGATCTTCTCGATGGACTCGAGCGACAGGTCTTCGCCGGTGACTTCAGCGTACTTCGCGCCGATCTGTTGGGCCAGCCGCCGACGTTCGGCTTGGACCTGTTGGGTACGAATGTTCTCGTCGGCGTCGAAGACGTCAGCCAGCTTCTCGAAGACGTTCGCGGCGTTCCGCATCAGCTCGCTGGACATCAGCTGTTCCTCCCGATCTTGCGGGCCAGCAGCTTCAGACCGCGTGCGCCTCGGACAATCTGGGCGCATTTGACGAGCTTCTTCTGCTCGTACTCGTCGGCGACCTGACGCAGTAGCTCAGCCAGCTTGCGGAACTCAGCGCTCATTGCACTGTGCCATGAAGTTATGGAGGTCGGCGTACGTGACCTCGGGGTTGTCGCCGTCGACGTCGCGCATTGCGGCGGCGAGCTTGAGCAATCCCTCACCGACCTCAGTACGGGGTGCTTCGACCTGACGAAGAACCTGACGTTCTGCCGTCTTGATCAGACGCTCCGCTTGGACTTCGCGAAGGATCTCGGTTGCGGCATCCGTCACGGAGGGGTAGTGCGTGCGCGCCATATCAGTACCCCATTCCTGGCGCCATGTCAGGGTAGAGTCCTTGACCACCGACGCTGTTGGCCAGGCTGCCCAGGCCGCGGATGATGTGGGGTGCGGCCAGCCCCGTTGCGGCACCAGCACCGAAGGCGATGTTGCGGCTGCGAACACGCTGCTGCTCGATCTCGTCGGTGTTGGGACGTCCGAGCATGTAGCCCCCGAGTCCGGCGGCGGGAATGCCGAGTGCTGCAACAGCACCCAACCCCAGCTTGCCCTTCTTGGGAGTCGCTGCGGTTTCAGTTGCGGCACCCACGCCGTGTCGCTCGAGCATCGCGGCGTGTTCGGGTGTACCGGCGGCTGGCATCGGTGCATTCACTCGAGCGACGCCGGGCCGCAATGTCTGACCATACGTGCTCTGGAACGCTTCTGGAGTGACGCCAGCGAAGTGACGGCCCATCGTTGGATGAGCTTGTAGTTGCCGCAGGGTGCCTTCGGCGAGCTCACGTTCGGTCTGCTGGCCGACGGTGCGCCCGATTGCTTTCGTGGTCGGCGCACCGCCTCGTCCGAGTAGGCGACCGAAGATGCCCGCCTGCTTTTCGAACACAGCGTGCGTCTCCTCGAAGAGGTCGCCGTAGAGGGCGAGTATGTCAGCGCGGTACTTCACGTTCGGCTATGCCCGTTGCTGCTCCGCGACCTTCTGCAGGACCTTGTTGATGGTCTGCACGCCCTGGGTGTAGCAGTCACTCGCCAGCTTGTGCACCTGCTCCATCGTCTCGCCGTAGCCCTGCTGGAAGTCGGCTTCCGCCTGCTTCGTGAGGCCCTCGTAGGCGCGTTGGTAGCCGAGCGCGTACGCCTCCTTCACCAGTTCGGGATTCTCACTGGCGAACTTGACGAACTCGGGGTCCGACGACGCCTGCTTGATCATCTCGACGGCGGTGTCCGTGGTCTGCGGCATGTACATCGCCGCGGCCTGGGCCGCTGCTGTCTTGACGGCAGGCGGAGCAGTGTCGAGCGCGGCCTGCTCGTAGCGCGCGAACTCCGACATGAAGCCGTGGCAGATGGCCGCGCCCAGGACCTGCGCCTTCTTCTCGAGGGCGGCGTCTTCTGCCTGGCTGAGGTCTTCGGCGAACTTCATCAGGTCACCGACGGGAGACCCGGCGGGCACGGGCTGGGCAGCAGCGGTCTTCTCGCCGGTCGCCAGCGCGGTACGTAGCGCGGTGCGGAGAGCTTCTGGTGCGGGATTGGCCGGACCGGTGACCGAGGCAGTCTTCACGCCGGCCTGCGCGGCAACCTTGCTGTCCTCGAGACGCTGCATGATCTTTGCGAGTTCCATCGTGACCCTCTCCGGGTTGGTTCCAGTCTGGCCGAAATCATCCCAATAATAGGTCGCACATTCTCGTTACACAAGGCGACGAATCAGGGGGTTGG